TAGCGACAGGGCTGTACTATCATCCGTATTTATAATATAAAACCACCTTTGTAATTGAGCTTTGAATCAAGTATATTTATACTTATGAGTATTACGAAACCACTATAAAAACTTGGCTACAAGAAAAGAACTAGCAGAACATCTTGACCTTTCTCCTCAGTCTATAAGCGACTTGATAGGTAAAGGTATATTTACTATTAGTACAGGTAGATCACCTATTAACATAGATGTATGCAGAGTTCAGTATATAAATCATATAAGAAAATCTGCTAGATACACTAGAAAAGATGGTACTGGTGATATAGCAGAAGAGAAAACAAAACTTACTGCTGCTCAAGCTAGAAAGGCTGAACTTGAAGTGGAAGAGATGGAAGCTAAATTAATACCATCAGAACTTGTGCAAGAGACTTGGATTGACTATGTTGCTAATGCAAGAGCAAAGCTATTAGGATTACCTTCAAGAATTGCACATCAGATGATTACAGTAGACAAGTATGCAGAAGCGGAATTAATAATAAAAGAACAAGTGCATGAAGCACTAAACGAGTTAGCTCAAGATGGAATACCTCAAAAATATAGAAAAGGTGATACAGGAAACCAATCAGGTATGGACTCCACCACCGAATCTGAAGATTAGCGATTGGGCTGATAACTACAGACGATTATCTCCTGAATCTTCAGCAGAGGCTGGAGCTTGGCGTACAGATCGTGCTCCTTACCAAAGAGAAATTATGGATTCTTTTAATGATCCTGATATACAAAGAATCATTTGGATGAAGTCTGCTCAAGTTGGTGCTACAGAAATACTCTTAAATGTGATTGGTTATTACATAGACCAAGACCCAGCACCAATGTTAATTATGCAGCCCACTTTGGCTATGTCTCAAGCATTTAGTAAAGATAGACTTGCTACCATGATTAGAGATTCTGAGAAGATAAGAGATTGTGTTAAAGACCCTAGAAGTAGAGACAGTGGTAATACAGTATTATCTAAGAAATTTGCAGGTGGTAACTTAAACATAGTCGGCTCTAATTCCGCTTCAGGGCTCGCTTCACGACCTATAAGAATTGTCTTGGCTGATGAAGTAGACCGCTACGAAGCATCTGCTGGTGCTGAAGGTGATCCTATATCACTTGCAACCAAAAGAACAACTACATTTTGGAATAAAAAGATATATATGTGTTCTACACCTACAATAAAAGGATTATCAAGAATAGAAACTGCTTTTGAAGAGTCAGATAAGCGTTATTACCATGTTCCTTGCCCTGAATGTAATGAGAAACAAGTTTTAAAGTGGAAAAATGTGGTTTGGGATGAAAACAAGCCTGAAACAGCATCTTATGCTTGCGAGCATTGCGGTTCAGTTATTGATGAGTCTAAAAAGCAGTGGATGTTAAAACATGGTGAATGGATAGCTTCAGAACCTAAAACAGATACAGCAGGATTCCATATATCAGAACTTTATTCTGTTTGGTCTACATGGGCTGATATGGCTAAATCATTTCTTGAAGCTAAAAAGAATCCTGAGATGTTAAAAACTTGGATTAATACTGCTCTTGGTGAATCATGGGAAGAACAGGGTGAAGCAGTTGAATATGAAACCTTGCTTGAAAGAAGGCTTAACTATGATTATACGAACATACCTGAAGATGTATTAGTTCTAACTGCTGGAGTTGATACCCAAAAAGACCGACTAGAGCTTCAGTTAGTAGGTTGGGGTAAGAATTACGAAGCATGGGTTTGTGATTACAAGATATTTTGGGGTGATCCTAATGCTATGAATGTTTGGTCAGACCTAGATTCTTACTTAAAGAAAAGATTTAAAACTGAGTCTGAAAGATTAATACCTATATCTTGTTGTACTATTGACTCAGGTGGACATCATACTAATATGGTTTATCAGTTTACTAAACCTAGACAGGCTAGAAGAATCTTTGCTGTTAAGGGTTTATCAACAGCAGGCAAGCCAATAGCTAATAGACCGACATTTGTAGGTAAAAATAAGGCTGTTTTATACGGAATTGGTACAGATTCAGCAAAAGAAGCTATTTTTGCTCGTCTAGCTGCTGAAAATGAGCTAACTACCTTGCATTTTTGCTCAGACCTTGATGAAGAGTATTTTAAACAGCTTACAGCAGAAAAAAGAGTAACAAAGTTTGTTAGAGGTCGTAAATCACTCATTTGGAAGCAGGTAAGACCAAGAAATGAGGCTTTAGATACTTTAGTATACAATTTTGCTGCTATTTACATTTTAAATCCAAATTTTGATTCAATTGAAGAAAAAATATTAACAAAACAGACAAAACCCAAAGAAAGTAAGCAAAATAAGCCACAAAAAGGCATAAATAGAGGTAATTTTGCTACTTCTTGGAAGTAGTTTGACTTTTCCTTGTTAATGTGTTGACTTTTTAACAAAAAACCATAGTGTAATATTAGATATATCTAAAACATTTATGAGGTTTTTGCTTGAGCAACAAATTTGATTCAACAAATTATCCATCCCAAGTTCCTACTGAGCTTCAGTTGGGAGACTTTTGGGCATGGAAAAGAGAAGATTTAGCAAATGACTATCCAGTAGCATCTTATTCACTATCTTATGAATTTAATTTAGTAGATGGAGCTACAGCTTCTAATTTTACATTAACAGCAACAGAGTCAGGCGATACATATATTATCGAAGCTAGTAATACATCTTCTTACACAAAAGGTAATTATAACTGGGTTTCTTACATGACTAGAAGCTCTGATTCTGCAAGAGTCAAGCTGGAAGAAGGTTTTGTAGAAGTTCAAGATAATTATGCAACTACAACTGCTTCAGTTAGAAGTCATGCAAAAATTGTTTTAGATAGCATAGAAGCAGTTATTGAGAACAGGGCAAATATTGATCAATCATCTATGTCTATAGCTGGTAGATCATTATCAAGAATGTCTATAGATGAATTGATGACTTTTAGAGACAGATACAAGGCTGAATATCTAAAAGAAGTTAAAATACAAAGAATTAGAAATAAACGTGGGTCAGGTAATACTATCAAAGTTAATTTTGGTAGAACTACTGGCTCAACTCCTAAGAGCTACACATAATGGCATGGTATAACAGAATATTAGGCAATAACGAACCTAAGAAAAAGAAAAGACAAGCATATAGAAGAAGCTACACTGGTGCTAACACTGGAAGATTGTTTGCAGATTTTGTTACCACATCTACAAGTGCTGATGCTGAGATAAAAGATAACATAAGAATTTTAAGAGATAGAGCAAGAGAATTAGCAAGAAACGATAGCTATATTGCAAGATACTTAAACCTGATGGTATCTAATGTTATCGGTAAGCATGGCATAAGAGTTTCTAGCAAAGGTCGTGACGATAATGGCACACTAGACCTTGCTGGAAACCAGCTCATTGAAAGTGCTTGGAAAGAATGGGGTCAGGTTGGAAATTGTACAACTAATGGAAGATTATCATTTTTAGATTGCCAAAAAATATTTGTTGAATCTCTATGTAGAGATGGTGAAGTATTAATCAGGAAAATAAAAGACAGCAATTCACCTTTTGGTTTTCAATTACAGTTTTTAGAAGCAGATCATTTAGATGAAAATAAAAATGATGTTTATAAAGCTACTGGCAATAGAATAAAAATGGGTGTAGAAGTAGATAAGTATGACAGACCAGTTGCTTATCATTTATACAAAGACCATCCTTACGATAGAGTTTATTTAAGTCAAGCACAACACATTAGAGTTCCTGCTGATGAGATTATCCATGCTTACCTACCTACTAGAGCAGAACAAACTAGAGGTGTTTCTTTGGTTGCTACATCAATGGCTAATGTAAAAATGTTAAATGGTTATTTAGAAGCAGAGATAGTTGCAGCAAGAGTTGGTGCATCTAAAATGGGTTTCTTTACCTCGCCTGATGGTGATGGTTATGTTGGTGATGGTGAATATGAAGATACCTTTAACCCAACAATGAACGCACAGGCTGGTGTATTTGAACAATTACCTGCTGGAATGGATTTTAGAAGTTTTGACCCAACACATCCAACATCTGCTTTTGAATCTTTTACAACCAGTGTATTAAGAAGTATCGCATCAGGTTTAAATATTTCTTATCATTCATTATCAAACGACTTAACTTCAGTTAATTATTCTTCAATAAGACAAGGTGCTTTAGAAGATAGAAGTATGTATCAGATATATCAACAATTTGTAATTGAGCATTTTGTAAACCCAGTATTCCAATCTTGGTTAGAAATGTCTATATCTACTGGATATATCAACTTGCCTATGAGCAAATATGATAAATTCGCTAGATCAATAAATTACATACCTAGAAGTTTTGCTTGGATTGATCCTTTAAAAGAAATGCAAGCAAATGTAATTGGTTTACAAAATGGAACACTTACTTATGCTGATATTAGCAGTTCATACGGAAGAGATACAGAAGAACTTTTTGAACAACATCAAAAAGAAATAGAATTAGCCAAACAATATGATATTGAATTAGCTTATCAACCATTTGGTCAGAAGAATCCTGTAGATGCAAAAATACAGGGTGGAGATGACGAAGATGAGTAAGCCAACTCAAGGAATGAAGGAAGAGGCTAGAAAAGGATTAGACTGGCGTAAAGAATATGGTAGGGGTGGAACTAGAATTGGAGCTGAAAGAGCAAACCAAATCTTAAATAATGAAAATCTTTCTGATGAAACTATTAAAAGGATGTATAGTTTTTTCAGTAGACATGAAGTAGATAAAAAAGCAGAAGGTTTCAGACAGGGTGAAAAAGGCTATCCATCAAACGGAAGAATAGCTTGGGCTTTATGGGGAGGAGATGCTGGATTTAGTTGGTCAAGAAAGCTAGTTAATCAAATGAAAAATGAAGAAGATAGAGCCATGCCTGATGGACTTAAGGTTGGCGATTTTGTAAGTTGGAATAGTTCAGGTGGTAGGGCTAGAGGTAAAATTATTAAAATTGAAAGAGATGGAACAATTAATGTTCCTGATAGTGATTTTGTAATTACAGGAACTTCTGATGATCCTGCTGCATTAATACAAGTTTATAGAAGTGGTGAACCTACAGATACTGAGGTAGGACATAAGTTCAGCACTTTAACAAAAATTAATCCCATTAGGGATTTAAACGATTTCAATTCTAATGAATTGGAAAAACATCCTTTATTAAAAAATGAAGAGGAGAAATCTATGAATAAAGAAGATAGACATATCCTTAATGTGAGTGAAACTGATGATAAAGTTATCGTTGAATTTGCAAAGCATGAGGATGTAGAACATGAAGGTGAAGAAGTAGAAATGACTGAAGAAGTATCTATGATTCATGAAGATGAAGAAAGAAAAGTAATTGATATGCCTATGAAATATAGAACTATTGATTTATCTAAACATTCTTATCTTGATGAAGAAAAAAGGGTAGTTCGCGTAGGAGTTTCTTCTGAAGAACCTGTAGAACGTAGTTTTGGCATGGAAGTGCTAGGACATTCTGCTGACGATATAAACATGGAGTTTATAAATTCAGGCAGAGCACCATTATTGCTTGATCATGATATGACTAAGCAAATTGGTGTAATTGAGAAATTCGAACTAGATGAGGCTGCTAAAAGGTCTTTAGCAGTAGTCAGATTTGGAAAATCTGCTTTAGCTCAAGAAGTGTTTGAAGATGTAAAAGATGGGATACGGATGAACATATCGGTAGGGTATCGCATCGATAAACTGGAAAGAATGAGTAACAAAGATGAGGTTTACTATAAAGCTAAGTGGACTCCTATGGAAGTTTCTTCTGTAAGTGTTCCTGCTGATCAGTCAAGACTTGTCGGAGTTGGTCGTTCTGAAAATAAAACTAATATTAACTTTAAGGAGAATATAATGTCAGAAAATAAAGACATAAACCTAGACGAAGTTAGAACTCAAACTATTGATGAAGCTAAAGCTGAATTTAAAAGAAATTCAAAAGAAATTATAGATTTAGCTGCTAGACACAATAAAAGAGATTTAGCTGACAAAGCAATTAGTGATGGTATTTCAGTTGAAGAATTTAGAGGCGTATTATTAGAAAATATTTCTAACAACACTCCTTTAGAAACTCCTTCAGAAATTGGCATGACTAAAAAAGAAGTAAGACAATTTAGCCTAGTAAAAGCTATTAGAGCTATGGCTAATCCGTCTGATAGAAAAGCACAAGAAGATGCAGCATTTGAATTTGAATGTTCTGCTGAAGCTGCAAGACAGTATGGTAAAGATGCTCAAGGTATCATGTTGCCTGCTGAAGTTCTAAGAACTTGGAAGCAAAGAGATATTAATTCATCTGATGATTCAACTCTAATCGCTGAAGATTACAGAGGTGGAGATTTTATTGATGTATTAAGAAACTCATCAAGTGTTATGCAGGCTGGAGCAACTATGCTTAGAGGATTACAAGGAAATGTTGTAATACCTAAGAAAACTGCTGCTGCATCTGCTGGATGGATAGCAACTGAAGGTGCTGCTGCTGCCGAGAGTGAATTCACTTCAGGCTCAGTAACAATGTCACCTAAAGTAATTGGTGCTTTCACTGATGCTACTAGACTATTACTACAACAATCATCATTAGATGTTGAGAACTTAATCAGAGATGACCTAACACAATCTATAGCTACTGCTATTGATTTAGGTGCTT